CGGCCCGCATCGAGTTCCGGATAGAAACCCTGAATCATGCCCCGCAGCGATCGGCGGATTCGTGGCGTGACGTTTTCAACACCCTGCGCGACAAACCCCTCTGAACTAGTCCAAGAGTTGGCGTATTGCACGACGTGCTCGATTAGGCCGTTTGTTGGCGTGACGTGATTCGCGGGATTCTGCGCTAGCAGGTTGGCCAGCAGTGTGCTTCCGCTTCGAGGCATACCGGCCATGAAAAACAGCTTCATGACGTCACCTCACCTGTCTCCACGATAGCCACCGTGCGAATTGTCTTTGATGCCTCGCCAGTGAACGTGAACGCAATTCCGCCGTTGGTCGTGTCCGCTGTCACTGTGAGCGTCCATCCTGGAGTGTTGGTGATGGTGTTGATTACCGCCGTGACGATTGTCGACGCCGCGTTCGCATCACGGGCAACGGCACCCTCAACGGTCCACGACGCTCGATGCGTCCATCCAGAAACCGTGTCGGTTCGATGTGAACTGATCAATGCCTTAAATGTGTATTGGCTGTTGTTTGGCAATATCACTTGATTATCTGTACCGGCCACTTCAGCATTCGCTGTCAATACCGTGGCTGTTGCGCCTGTCGTTAGCGATCTGAGCACGTACCATCCGCATTGAGCGTCACCTGTAGCGGAAAATCTGCCTGACGCAAAGGCGCCCATTCCTCGAATGCCTCGCGTAGTTCCACGCAGACCGCCAGGTATCCACGAATAAGTACCAGTTGCTGTGTTTCGCTCTCCGCCGCCGACTGCGGCACATGTCGATGCTGTGTTTAAGATGCCGCCGCCAATGAAGCCATAAGTGCCGCTCGCGTCGTTGCCTCTTCCGCCGCATACAGCGTCACAGGTTGAGCCAGCAATATTTGCATTGCCGCCACCAACTGTAGCTCTTTGACTGGCGGCGCGGTTGTTGTATCCGCCGCCGACAAACGATTCCTGGCCGGACGCAACGTTACTGGCGGAACTTCTCTTAGTCTGCCAGTCAACCGCGTTCGAGCCGCGCTGATTTCCGCCCGCGCTCGTCCCGTCTGCAACTTGCGCCTGTATCGACCCGGTGCCCAGTGGAGAAAACACGACGTTCACGTTCGTGCCGCTGACCGGAAAAAACCGCTTCCAATCCTTGCTGGAGTAGGTGCCAGCCGATTCGGACCAGTTCGTCAGCCCACCGCCACTAGAAACGACAGCCGCGCCGCTCGCCTTTTGATAAGTCACGCAAAGCCAGTTACCAGACCCGAGCGACCGAAATATCGCGCGGTCATTGGCAGCAGTTGTGATGTTCGCGCCGCCCGGCAGTATCAGGCTGGTCGCGTTATGGGTGAGCGTGAGGATGCCAGTGAACCGCACCGTCCGCTCAATGCCCGCGTCGATCGTCCCGAGCCCAGTGATCGTCGTCGTGCCAGTGATGTCAAGAAAATCGCCTGTTGCCGCGCCAATGTCGGTCGTCGTGGCGCTGGCAATATCAGTGCCTTTGCCTTGCAGGCTGATGACGCCCGACATGTCCGGCATCGTCGCGGTGCGCGCGGCAGTCAGCCCAGACACTTCGAGAAGCAGATTCCCGAGGTGCTGGATTTGACCGCTGATGAGGCTAAGAATTCCCGAGGCCATAGTTGCGTCCGATTACAGTAAAATCGCCTCGGCATCGACAATCAATGCCTCTGTCGTGCTAAGGCCGAGCAGCAATGGGCGAACGTATTGACCAGTGGTTGACGGCGCGGTTGACGTGATAAGTCCGGCTGTCGCCGCCGAAAGAAAATACCGTGTATTGGCAGTTAAACCGCCTGTGGTCCCCGCCAATGCGTCCCATTCACCAGTGGTGAGCACGAGCACGCCAGACGTCTGAATCGACCCGCTTGCCGATGAGGAGATTGCAGCAGTCGCAAATCCGACCACATTGATTGTCCCGCTGGCGTTTGCGCGCGCCTTGTTCACCTCAGTCGCCGAGCTGGCATAGACAGCGTTTCCAGCGATCAACGTTGCGGCAGCAGTCTTGCTGATGACGTTGTTTTCCGAGACCGGAGCATTGAGCGTGTCACCGGATTGAAGCTGCTGAATATTGCCGCTGCCGTCCAGAACTAGAGGTTTTCGTGAAGCCATCGATTGTTCCTAAAGCTGAATTCCGTCGCCTGGATCGAGATCGAGCGTGGTTGGCGACACTGCCACCCCGACCAATTGAATCACATGCCCGCCCGTTGTCGGGCATGTTGTAGTGATTGTTCCAGCGGTCGTCGGGCTCAGGTAATACTTTGCCCGCGCTGTGAGTTCTGTTGCACCAGCGATTGAAGTCCAGTCAGACATCGTGAATGGCCCTGTAGTTTGAACCACACCACTCACGCCGTTGGCCGTAGACGCTTTTGCGAGCCCAATCGCAAGTGTGCCGTATGCCGTAGCAATGGCTTTGATCGTGCCTGTCCCAGACGAGTGAGACGCCACCACAGCACCGACAGCCAATGTGGCGCCAGATTTGTTTTCGGCTTCGAATGTGTTTCCTGTGCCGTCAGATGAACCAGCTTCGCCGACAACAAAGCCTGCAATTCTCGTTACTGACGTTGCGAGCAACTCCAGGTCGATCGTCTCTGTGTCCGCAGGCATGTCGGGAGCCCCAGCCGTGCCCCACGCCACATCAACGCCAGCCCACGTGATTGTTCCACTTCCGCCGTCGTTTTCGATCGATACGTGAATCCGTTTGCCAGCGACGATGCTCGCGTTCGTGATTGTGTGATTTCCGGAACTGCCATCGACTGTAAGATTCGCGACATCATAGGCCGACCAATCGATCGTGATTCCGCCCGCCAATCCGGAGTCGTCGACGCTCGAACTTGCAACATTGATTCCCGCATAGGATCCAGTGAACTCAATCGCCAACGCGGTGCCAGGCAATGGCCCGCCAGTCACGTCGACAGATCCAACACCGAGAACCGCATTGATTGCTGTTTTGGCCTCTGCCGCCGTGTCGTCGTAGTTGAGCGTCACGGACTCGCCGAGAATCGTCAGTTCCATTGTTCCTGACGTTGGAGTTCCAGTGACAGTCAGCGTGTGAACCTCGCTGGTGCCTGAGTACGGAAAGAACTCACCAACGCCACTGGCCCACAAAAACGATGCCGTCGAGTTGCTCATCGCCTCTGACCACAGCGCGACTTCATCTGTTTCGAGAGTGCCCTCTCCGCCAGATGCAAGCAACACTTTCGCTGCACCGGTCGTCATGTTTCCGCCAAGTGCTGCTGTAACGAAATTCGCACCATCGACGCTCAATCCGAGGTTCGTTCCGTCCCAGCGAGCAACCACGAAATGCCAAGCGTTGTCCGTTGAATTCGAGCTCCAATTCACTGTTTGAGGACCGGCTGAGGTTGTCGCTTTTGCCTGGTATCGAGTGCTTCCAGAGTTGTTGGTCTTGAGAATTTGAAGGCTGTGAGAACCGCAAACCCACTCCATGACAACGCCACTGGAAACGGACTGACTTTTGAACCAACCGCTGATCGAACGAGGTGCGGTTGCCGTAAACCCGAGTCCGGAAACCAGTGTAGTTTCGATGACACTGACGAGCCCGCCCCATGTGATATCGGCCCCATCTGCGCCCGACAGAGTTGGGTTGTTGCAGCTCGTGAAGTCGGACACGTCGAGAGATCCCTGACGATCGTCTGTCGTTCCAGCCTCATCGAGTTTCCAGACCTCAACCAACGCAACTCCTCCCTGAGTTGTGGTTGCGATCGATGCGCTGGCATCTGGAGTCAGAGTTGCAGTCAGGATCTTCGGCCTGTGTGCCGTCAGAACCCATCCCAAAAACGCGTTGCCGTAGCTGCCAGTGTTCGTCACGAGGAACTCGAACACGTCGTGATCACCGGGAACTGTCGTGAGAGCTGGAACGTAACCATCAGCCCACGTGATGCCTGAGAACCATGTAACAGTTCTGCCGCCAGTCGCATCCTGAGTGAGTTTCACCCGAAACTTCTGACCGATGACAGGACTGCTGACGGCGAGCGTTCTGTTGCCGCCAAGAACAGTTTCCTTGTGCTCTCCGGCAGATAGATCGAACGTGATAGTCGACGCGTCAGCGTGTGCCGTCAGCGTTTCGAGGCGATCAAAGGTGAAGGTGCCATTGTCGTCGTCATAGGTGATCTCGATGCCGATACCTGGCACAAACGCCTCAGCCAGGTGGTCATCAACCTGCTCGATCGTGACTCCGCCGGAACCGCCTTTTGCAGCCTTCATCTGGTATGTGCCAGACGCGGCCACAAACGTCAACGTGTCTCCGTCCGATGGAGTCGACGTGATGCTGACGTTACTCAGTGATTCAAGTGGAATACTGACTACACCTGGCATTAGGAGCTACTCCAGCCATAGGCCACAGAGACCGTCAGTTGACCATCAACAGAACTTGCCGCGAAACGACTACCGCTCGCATCATAGGCGAAGTCAGGCGGATAAACCTTCGCCCTGACTGTAACTTCCGATGCAGTGCCGTAGTTTCCTTCAGTGATCGGATCATCGCCAGCCGCGTCGTCGATCGGCTGAATTGAGTAGGTCCAATCGCCAGACTGATCGACGACTGGCGTTTCGGTTGTGTAGTTTCCATTCCCGACAGACTCCACGCAACGCAACAGCGAGTCAGGCTCTCCGCCGAACTCTGTAGGAACAAACACAGCGTAACGCTCGCAGTCTGCATCCATGCTGACCGCAGACCAACTCAGTTCGAATTGATTGTATGGGCGAATCGGAAGCTGTCGCCCGTAATCAGTCATTCGATTCGCCGAATCAACAGCCACAACCTGCAACGGCGAGGGCGATGACGATGGAACAATCATTCCAGAGACAGCGCGCTCTCCTTGTTGGCTCGTTACGCCGATCAGTCGCCGCCCGGAGTAAATCTGGTGCCACCTATCCGAGTGATGACTCTCGAAATCAACCTGGATCGTCCCCGATGAAATCCACTTAACGCCAGTGATGACAGCATCAAGAGAACTCACGTTGCCACCTCCTCGAACGTCAGGACCATCCGCAGCGTGTGGCCCATTGTCGTCCCGCCGCCTTGGCTGATTCGCTCCTCTGTCGCGTTGACGAGCAAAGCGCTGACCGCAGCCTCTCCGGTGATTGTTAGATCCTCAATCTTACCCGCTGAATGTTGAACCAAAACGCTTCGATTGCGTGCCAGTTGACGAGACGAGAACCCGTCTTGAGCCACCTTGAACGTCAGCCGATTGCCAACAGGCTCGCCTCTCAATGTAGTGAATCCTAAAGCACCAAACTGCTCTGTGATCTGTGACTCAACACGGAACCCGCCAACAGTAGGTTCTGATACCATTCGAAATTCAAACAGCGTGCCGAATGCGAGGCTCATGTGCCGCCTCCTTGCAGTTGCTCAGACGCTCTCGGCTGTGCTCCAGACGCTGGATCAGTAGTGACTTGAGCGTTGACGTTAGCGCCTTGCATGCCGTCGCGAATCGCAGACTTCAAAACCTCTTTCAGATCATCTGCCACCGACTGAAACACGGCAGCCTGATTAAGTTCCTGCTGCGTTCTCTGTCGCCCTGGACGCCGAGACGCGCCCATCATCGTGCCGTAATACTCATCCGGTATCGGGGTCCGAAGCTCTTTCGCCTGCGCCTCAACCTGAGCGATAGACTGGCTGTAGACCTCGGATTCAGAGCCGAGCTGATCGATTGCTCCGAATCTCTCGACCAGAGCGTTGACTCTCTGTTCTATCGCGGATCCTTTAGCGGCTTCTTTTAGTTTAGCAGCCCCTTTTCTGACCGCTTCCTTCGCAGCTTCGGCAGGATCATCGAGCTGAACCAACTTCTCGCCGGTTTCGAACACATCAGAAACGCGTTTTATTCGCTGAGGAGAAGTCGCAAGCAAAGCCTCATTGGATTCCTTGAGGTAGCCTTCCGACTGATCGAACGTGGTAACTTTTGAGGACGCGGTCTTGAAGTCTTTGTACGCCTTACCACCTGTCACAAGAGACTCAACAAAAGGCTTGAATCCTTCTTCCCAGCTTGTTTCCGCGTAAAACTTTTTAGCCCTCTTTGGATCGGCAATGATAGCATCGATCTGCGATGCAAGATCTTTGCCCTCTGGCGCCTGCTCTCTGGCCTCATTGAACAACTTGGTCAGAAACGTGATGCCCTTATCGCCGGTCAGATCGACTGCCATGTTGGTGGCAGACGCGTACATGCCAGTGGTGATGGCCTCATTGGTGTTTCGAAGTCGCCCTGCGGAGATAGCTCTTGGAAGATTCGTTGCTACGTCTTTTGTTGATGCAAGTGGAAGAACAGTTCCAGCGCTCAGCATGAACCCGGTGGCCTGCTCAGGAGTGATCCCCAGATCTCCCCCAGCCAGTCGCATTGCGGACGCAGCAATCACCGGAGCGACATCCGCAGCGCCTTTAGTAGATGCCAACGCCATCTGTCCGAATTGAATGGCCTTGACCGCATCGTCCTCCCCCTGCTTCGCCGCCAACGATTCGGAAATAGTCGTTTGAACAACTGACGGATCGACTCCAGTGGCACCTGCAACTCGCTTGATCTCACTGAAGAGCTTCTGTCTTTGGGCGAAGACGTTCGGCCCGAGGCTCTTGTCGTCTCCGAGATTCGCGAAGAGTTGAAACTGCCCTCCAGCCACGTCCTTGAATGTGGTCGCGGCCTTCTCCTGACGCGCAAGAGCGCCGTCCAACTCTGCTGTCAGTAGGCTTACAGCGGTTTGCCAACCTTGCACCAGCGTTCCAACTCCGACAAACGCCGTGAGAGTCTTCGCGAAGTTGCCGAGCATGTCTTTTCCGGTGTCTTTCGACGCAGCCTGCTCAGCCTTCAGCGCCAGCTTGTCGAGTTGCCCCTCAAGGGCTTTTGCCAATGCTATCTGACGCTGCATTGCCGTTTGGGCGTTGCTGTCGTCAGCCGTCATTGTGATTTTGACTTCATCAGCCATCGACGTTGCCCTGCTGTATTAGTTTCAACAGCATCGAAAACCGATCGAAGTCGGTCACGTGCATGATCGACTTGACCACAAGCTCTGGAGTGATCATTCCCAGTGCCAACGCAATCGTTGTCGTGATGTGATAATTCTTACTCAACAACTCACCAACCACAGACAGGTGATCGTCCGCGTCGAACTCGCTAGCCAGCCCCTGCGCCAACGTGCCGTAATGCCTTTCAAGCAGTTCGTAGGACGGGCCGATGAGATCCAGTAACGACTGGCTCATCGGCTCAGTTCTCCTGCATGGCCTGCCGTGATCGTCCAATCCGTAGACCTGACGCGTCAGCAAGCACGCTGGCAACTGCCACAGATTGCCGTCGTGAAAACGAACCCTCGGCCCCTCATACTGGACCGATCTTGCAAGGTCATCAGGACCCGGCTCGGAATCGTTCTGCCAGCCGATCCAGTAATCCACAGTGTCAGATGGCTTGCACCTCACCCAGGTTTGTAGTCCCGGCGAGAACAAAAGTGGTGGATCGACACTCGCTCCTTTGGAGAACGGCAGGACGAGCATTCCGCCGTTGCCAGATGGCCCGCCGTTGCCTGAAATCTCTGTCGCTGCAACCGGAGAAACAGCGTCAGAAACCAAAGCAGAAAGGCCGCAACTGGCCAGAATTGCTCGACCAGTTGCGTTCTGATTGCCATCTACAAACACCAGAAATGAGCCCATTTGAATCACCGCTCTGTTGCTTAAGGCGTTGGATCGTAACCAACTTCGATCGTCAGATTAGCAGTCGCGCCACTGCTGTTTGTAACGAGGAATTTCGTGATCTTTGTCAGCGTGCCGTCATCTAGCGGGTTGTCAACAGGGTCGTCGTGGAACCAAATCAAAGGAGCGTTTGCTGCAATCGTGTGAGACTCAGCGTTGGCAGATGCTCCGTCAGCAGACTCAAGCAAAATGGTCTGATCCGTTTGCACGATCAGCCACTTCATTCGAGCGAACGTCAACGCGCAATCAACGACTGCGTCTGTCGAGCCGGTTGCAACCGCTGGTGTCAGACTTCTTACTTCGTCGGCTGAGTAAGCCTTCGAAATGACGACTGAGCTTGAATCCTTAATGAACTCGATTCTTCGCGTGCGATTGTACGCCATTTTCAATTCCCCTATTTGGAGCCAACTTTGTCGGTATCAATTTCCTCAGGACCACGCGGTTTCCGAGGACACGTTTCGCACTGCTTTGTGTGCTGCTCTCGCAGCCGTTCCATCTCTTCGGACATGAATCTGATCGACTCAGCAATTGCGGCGAGAACTGACGAGGCCTCGTCTACGAAAGACAGGTGCCGATGAGCAATCGGCTTGATGATGTCGAGACCTACCCATTTGGCTGCGTGCCAAATCGAGTAAGCAGCCCCTATCGCCATCACTGCCCAAGGCCCCTGCTGAATCGCGTACTTCGTGAAATCGTCCACGCGAAACCTCTTAGGCGGTGATTGTTGAGTTCAACGTGATCGTCGGCTTGAGCGACCTGCCGTTGGTCGTATCCACGCTTTCCAGGATCACATTCAGATTTGCGTTTGCGGAGCCCTGCGCTCGCGTGTCGTCGATTCGGAACACGCCCATCGGAAACGTGACCTTGATGTGTGCCGGAGTCGAGTAGGCTGTAGGAATTCCACCATTCGGCAACGCCTGAAAGTAGACGTCAACAGCGCTGCCCAGCCTGACGGTCTGACCGATTTGAATGTTGTGAAACGCCTCAAGCTGCGTCATTCCGATCGACACCGAAAACGCGTGCTCGTCAACGACGATGTCGGTTGGGAATGCCCCGTTGTAAGGCGGCAGAGACGTCTTGATCCCAGTCTGAATGCGTGCCGATGTTACGCCCGCCAATGTTGTGCCCTGCCAGACAATTGGCCCAAGCCGAAACGCCTGTGTGACTGTCGGAACTCCTGTCAGAGTTGTTGCACCAGCCGGAACAAGAGGTCGATTCGTGCCGTCCGTCAGCGCGTGATAAACGCAGTTGACGACGAGTGCTTGCTGATCTCTCTGATCGCACCCAAAGTCGTTGATAAGCAGCAGTCCCTTCGGACTATTTGCGATCATGTGAGCGCTCGCGGAAGCACCCTTTTGCTGAAACTGGAAGGTCGCATTTTGTGCGACAACACGGCCCATTTCAGCGGACGTTGGATCAGCAAACGCCAACACAGTCGCTGCGTCACGTGTGGAAAGACTTACAGTCGGAGCCGCCGATTCAGTCGCGATGAAACCCATGCCGATGTCACCGAGTGCCATCAGTCGCACTTGCTGTGAATTCGCCGCAAACTGGACGTCCCCAAGATTGTTGATCTCAGTCCCGTCAAATCGAGCGAGGTATCCTCGGTAAACGCGATTATTGTTGAGCGCCATCGTTAGCCCTTCTTCTTTCTAGCCGCACGCTGTCGCAACGTGTCGCCGTTGAACATAGACAGGAATGTGTGCGCGGGATCGTTCGGGTTGCTCATGATCTTCAGGTATTCGCGCCGGAAGATGGCCCGCAAAGTCCGCTGCTCGCCTTCAGTGATCGCCTGCAATTCAGCGGCTCTGCGCAGTGCTTCTCTCTGCATCTGCGTGGCTCGTTTTCCGTTTCGAAGCCTGATTCTGGATGTTGCGTAGACAGGCGTTTTGATCGTGAGACTTGATCCGTATTGCGTGCCTCTAACGACCTGATTAGCTGGATTCGTGACCTGCTGCTTAAGCGCACCTGACCACACAAGAGGGGCGTATCCAAGCACGTCTTTGACGTCCTGGTACATGGCCCTTGGAGTTTCCTGACCGCTCCAAACTTTCGTCTTATGGTCCTGCTGGTATCTCGTGATCTTCGGAACTCGGTCATACGCCGAACGATTGTTGCTGTAGAGAAACGCCAGATTCAGATTCGACCAGCGAATGCCGTAGCCGTACCGCTTATCGGCCCCAGGTTCGAAATGCTTCGGCATGTGCAGCCGCGCGTGCTCTTGCATAACACGCCTATTGCACTCACGCATCACAGCGGAATGGACACGCGGCTTCACCTTCGGTGCCATCGAGTAGCTGACTTCGGCGCCAAGAACGAACATCGGCACGACTACGTCTCCAGGTGCAAATAAAAGGCTGCAATCAGTGTAGGACTTGTTCCATCTCCGCCACTTTTTGGCAAAACTTGATCAGTCGAATCCGCCCACGACGGACCGATTCGCATCATGAATCCGTCAGTGTCAGTGTCTTGCCGACATATCCTGAGCTGCGTTGAGTCTCCGACAGGCTTACCTTCAAGCTCAGTGATCTCCTTGAGAATCAGGCCGACCTGGTTGGCGAACCATCTGCGACCATTTTCGCGTGAGTCAGAGTGCTCTCCGGGAGACGTCGCGTGAACGGAAACGAAAACAATTCCGCTCACGTTTGCCTCTGGAGTAAAAAGCACATTCTCCCACTCTGGAGTGACAAATATTACAGGGCATGTCGGCGTTGCTGATTGCTCTTCCGCGTCCCAGTAGCTCAGGATCTTGGCGCCAGTCATTGCGGCATCAGCGTCAGCAGCACCAATGAGCGCCCGAGCGGTCTCAGACGAAGCGAAAAGCAAACGGCAACGCCGCTCGAATTCGCTGATCGGTCCCTCAACTGCTGGTTCGCTCATTTGTTCGCCGCCGCCATCCTGATTGGTTTGCCGCAACCGATTCGCCACGTCTCAAGCAGTGCATCAGGACCGTTCTCTTTCGATGTTGGCCTGATGACCTGCCAGTTCTCATCTGCAATCGTCACTACGCCTGGAACGGTCAGCGTCACGCCGGCTTGCTTGAACGTGATCTTGGCAAGCCTCTGAAACGCCAACCGTTCTCCCTCAGAAACATCCTCAGCCATGCCCTCAGCCAACAAGCAAGCGAACTCCGTTTCCGTCACAACACCAGCAACAGTGCGAACGAACGTTGCTGTGACTCCGTCCCGTTCAATCCGGTTATCGAAAAGAACGGAACGCGCGACTTTTCGTGCTGAATCAGGCATGGCTCAACGCCTCAGGCTAGGACGCGTTTGCGATCGTGCATTTCACGATTGAGAACCAATCGCCAAATCCAATCGCTCGGTTCGCTTCAGCCAGGAAGTTGTGCTCTCCTGTCTTCTGCACGTCTGGAACGCTCATGTCGTGATGCGTTACGCGAACACCGTCCTCGGTCGTGACTTGGTACTCACCGCCTGATGGCAGATCCTCGTAAACGCGAATGATCGGTTTCGCAGATGTGCCCTTTGCCCAGACGTAAAAGTCATAGGCACTGGCGAGACGAGCACTGTGACTGGCGGTCACTCCGTAGGTGTCAGGTAGCGTGTTCGCGACCATCACTCCGCCAGTTCCAAGCACTTGATTGCGAGCAACCGCTTCCTGAGTTACGTCCGCGATGTCGGAGTGAACCAACACGCCGAACTCAGAAACATCCGCGTTCGGCTGATCAAGGTTCTTGTCCTTAATCTGGAACAATCCCTTGATTCCTGCTTTGATCGCACCGGCCATTTCAAGAACGGTAGGTGCGTCGCGATTGACCACGCCAAGGCGCGAATCCTGCACCTTCGTGAAGACGTTTCGCCGATCGGCAGAACTTCCTCCGAGAATGTGCGCAGCCGAGAAGAAAGCCACGTTGTCAATCGGGCTAACGGCAGTTCCACCCAACTCCAACTGAGTGACCAACAGCCGCAACCAGTGAGTCCGTCGCGTTGCAGCGGCAAACCCACCGAGAACGCGCTGAAGAATTCCATGCACGTCACGGCGTAGGTTGTTGTCGTTGATCAGCATGCCGTCGCGGTACTCACCGACAGTCATCCGAGCGCTGTCGACCGTTACTTGGCGAAGCTGCCAGCCATCGGTTCGCTTTTCGAGCTGCGCGCTAGAATTGGCCCACCCAAAATCGTAGAAGAGCCCGTTGCTTGGTCGCAAAGGACCGCACAACTCACCAACAAACGCAGGCTCCTGCTGAACAGCGTATTCATTCAGAAACAAACCTTGTGAGAACTCACTAGACGCGAGTTGCTGTTGCCCCATCAATTCGGGCTTAGCCATGTCATTTCCCTTACACTGAAAGGCGAAGAAACGAGCGGTGACTTCAATCACCGCTCACCCAAATTGCGGGCTACTCGCGCCGCAGATCTCGACAGAAGACAATCACTGTCATCGAACCAGCACTGATCGACGTGAAGTCGGCGCCGCCTGTAACAGTGACTCGAACGGTCGTTGCTGTTTCGATGTAGGACGGATCACCGCTGACAGCAGGCGCGTCCGATCCAATGGTCCCCGCAGCCAACACGCTGCCACTTGTCACCTGCGTGAAGCGATCCACATTGCCGCTAACTCCAACCTGCATCACGGCAGTCGTGTCGCCTGTGAATCCGGTTGTCACAACGGCTTGCCACCCGGAAACACTGACGCCCGCAGGCAGAGCAGTGGCGAGGTCGACATAGCCAGTGGCTGTGCCTGCGTTGTCGGTGAATTCAGCTTGCGTCACTGTTTCAGCGATCACGAACTCATCCGACTCGGTATCGAATTCCACAATGGCGTAGCCGTTGGAGTTCCGATTCACGACGCGACCAACTCGCTGGCCCTCGGTCAGAGACAATGTTCCGCCGTCCAGAGCATAGACCGGAGCCTTTGCCGCAACATTCGCGAGAGTTGCAGTTAACGATTCGCAGAGAAGGCAGTACATACCGCGATTTGTGACCAACTGCTTGTCACCAGCCGCGCCCAGCGAGTTATCAACACCATTTAGCAGGTGCCCAGCGAACCGATCTCCGAGAACAAACGAACGACCATAGCCAGTCGTTTGAATGCCGATCATCGAGCCGCCGTATATTTTGGCGGCAGCCGCTGGAATTGTTTGTTCATTGCCAATCGAACGAATGATCGGCGTGTCTGCGGTTAGTGCCGCCATTGTAATATCTCCTACAGTAAGAAACGTGACACACTGCGAACGCACGCGCGATCGTTACTTGACTTCTGGCTGGTACTGGCTGAGACGCTCAGGCGTTCTCACCATCAATGCGGCGAATGCCTTCTTGTCGCCGTTGAACTTAGATTGGCAGTTGCCGCCGTTGGCGCTCCAAGCGGCATCAACGCGTGACTCGATCGATGCCGCGTTTCCGTCTGATTGCTCGCCAGATGGCTCCTCAACGAAGCCGACCTTGGTCTTTTCGATGCGTGCCTTGAGGTCTTTGTTCTCGTTAACGAGCTTCTCGTTCTCAGTCCGCACTTCCGCGAGCTGCTGAGAGACGGCGTCGAATCGAGCAGCCTTCGCGGACTCAACAGACAGACCCTTGGACACGCATTCAGCGACGAACTCAGGAGAGTCTGCGAACGCGGCGCTCAGTCCTGCCAGACGCTGACGTTCGTCAACGCGGGCCTTGTCTGCGGCTTGCGATTCAATGCTCGCAACAGCCTCAGGACTGCCGATTCGAAGCTGATCAACGCTGACGTTGCATGGAATTTCGATAAATGACTGTTGCGGTTGCTGCTGCGACTGTTGATCGCCTTCTGCCAGTTGTGGCATTGCTATTCCCCTGTGATTGGAGTGACGAAAGAACGTCGGACAACCGCCCGACAGAATCAGCGAGCCCCGCCTTGACGGCCTCTCGCCCCACAAATGTCCGCGCGTCTGCCATGCGTTCGCGCACGTCGGAGACGGTTGTGTTTCGATTCGCGGCAACGGCTGCGACAAACTGCCGCTCAATCGCGTCGACTTCGGCCTGAAATGCGGCGGAAGTCTTCTCGTTCAACGGTCGTACCTGGGCTGCCTTTAGCTCGCCTGCATGGAACGTCGTGACCTTGATGCCGATGTCTTCGTAGAGTTTGCTGGGGTCGAAGTGCTGCGTGTAAACGCCGATCGAACCGGCCCCGCCCTCTGGAGTAATAACTACACGATCAGCCGCAGACGCAATCCAGTAGGCTGCCGAATAGGCGTATTCGTTGACCATCGCGACGACGGGCTTTACTGCCTTTGCCTGATTGATTGCATCGCTAAGAGCTGACGTGCCAGCCACTGTTCCGCCGCCACTGTTGATGTCGAGCACGATCGATCGAACCGACGGATCGGATGCAAGCTCCATCACATGCGCGGCCGCAGTCTCAGCGGGAAACAGGATGCGCGAGTTCGTAAGCTTCGATTGAAGATCACCGCGTTGATTGATGATCCCGCTGACGTCCAGAACGGCAGCACTCCCGACCATGCGAGAATAGGCAGGGCGACCCTTCTCACCCTTTGCATTCGCGATGACGTAGTCATAGGCAAGCGCGGAAGTTGATCGCAGCCACGCCGCAAACGATGCCTCGTGAACACACAGAGGATGAGCCGAGAACTCCATTAAGAGTTGGTCGATCATGCTGTCCTCCATGCGCCGATTGCAGCAGCAACAGCCTTGATCGTTGCGATCTCGTCGCGAGCTGTTGAACTCCACGTTTCGACGTCCACGTCACCAGACTCGGCCTCTTGTGCCCGCTGCTCTGCGTTCTTCGCGAGCTTCACTAGACTTGCTGCGATGTCGGAATTGTTACTCTGGCCAGCCTGAGACGTCGTCGCACCGGCAGCAGCCTCACGAGCCAGTTCTGCGGCGATTTCCGCCTGATCGACATCACGATTGCGGTTGTGATTGGTCCGCGATTCGAACGCGTTGAGAATTCCGATCTCAGCCGCTTGAGCGTCTTGCAGCGGATTTGGAGACGGCCATCGAGGCGTTCCCCATGAGTGTGCATAGATGCGACCGCTCGCGATTTCCTGGGCGTATTCAGCGTAGAATCCGCGTTGAATGCGTCTTTGCAGCCACCATCGATAGATTTTCGACACTGAGAACGCAAACTGATTCTGCTCGGTCATGAAGTGACGCTGTGCTTGATTCAGAAGCTGTCGACTCGACGCAAAGTTGACCCGAGAGAAGTCGAGTAACACTAATTCCAGAGGCAGCCCGAGCGGCAACCCGACCATCCTGCACATCAGCATCACGTATTCGTTGAACGTGTTTGACGGACGCGCAGGCGCCAGCGCGTGAGGCTTCGAGCCCTTCGGACCAATGTTTGGACCTGGCCGAAAGTCAGCCTGAAGATTACCTTTGTCGTCGAGAATCGTGCTGATCGATTTGGCGAGCCCCATCGGATTGTCGGACTCGATCCAAACCGGGTTCGCTGCCATCCATTTCGCGGCCATCATCTCGTACTGAAGCAGGTCATCGAGGTCGTCGAATTCGCGAATCAGAGACGCGAAAACAGGGCAACCGCGAGACTGAGATGAACGCTCTGGATTCCACCACTGAACGAGCTTGTCAGCCTCGTGCCAACGGCCTTTCGAAGACGCTGTAGCCAGACTGCTTGGCTGGACGTCCGAAACCCAGACTGCAATTTTTCTTCCACGAGAATCGAACTTCACGCCGTTGGTTGTGGCGCTCGGTTGAGCAGCAGGATTGACGACACGTTCGCCTTCGAAGAAGAACAAACCGCCGTCGCCGTCGTTGTCATCTGGATCAAACTCGCACCAGTTGTCACCGGCAATGAGCTGTTCACGGTAGGCCCTGCGAAACAACTGCCACCCATCGACCTCACGACGCACGTCGCATGTTGACAGCCAGACGAGCCAGTCTTCTGAGATCTGCTTGTTGAGATCCTCATTGAGAGTCGCCGGTTTAAGGTCGAATCCGCTGGGACCGATGACATTCTCAACACTGCGATCAATCACACCTCGTGCGAGTCCATCTGTTCGCATCAGCGACCGAGACGTTTCGCGGAGATCCCATAACACGGTCGGCTTCAAATGCCGATCACCAGGACCGCCAAGCAAGTCCCGCTCGCGATTGAGTGGACTGGTCCTGTCGGCCATGTCGTAAGACGCAAGAGCACGCCTTGCGACTTGACGATTGAGCGCAGTTACAGGGCTCACGAATCTGATTGCGCGGTCGAGCCACGTGTCTTGAATGCGACTCATGGAAGTCTCCTTCCATTGATCATCGCGACGCGCGCAAACATCGGAGCAGAGTCAGCGCTAACTCCAGCGGGAGACGCCATGAACTGGCGGTCGTACTCAGCAAGCGCTGCGATTGCCTCTGCGTGTAGCTCTTTCGTCGGGAACTGCATCGATCCGTCGACGCCACGCTGGCCGATCATGAACGCGTCGAGTTCCTCAAGAAAGTTCGCGCACCATTCCCTACGCAGTGCCAGCGTTGGCTGAAGCATGTATTTGCGGTAGGCGAAGATGGGAGTCGTCATGCCCGCCGGAGCGTGCAATAGTCCGGCGTTCTGTCAAGTCCAACCTTTACGACGCCCGCCACGCTCCCAGTTTAGACCGAACCCGGAAGACCCCGTTGAGAGCCCCGCCAGTGACTGCGTGCCCGCCTGATTGATGGCAGTCTGCTGCTGCGTTTGTTGTGTAGCAACTGTTTCATCGACCGGCTTGATATCCGTCACATTGGCCCACCATGCGCCGTCGCACGTAACAAGTTGCGCCAGAGTCCAACAGTCACGCAGAACGTCCCGCCAGTCGTTTGGCTTCGTGAAGTCGATTCGCTTCCACTTGAAAGACTCATAGCCATTCTTGTTGGTCTCTTTGACGCGATGCTCATTGCAGAGTTGCTCATGCAGCAGAGCATCGATTGCAGCATCGGCACACAGCGTCAGCCGATTCGGGGCTTCTTTTGCGAGCGATCCATCAAGCTGTCGATTGACCCACTGCTGACTTCTTTCGGTGTTGACCGTGATCAAAACAGGCTGCCCATCTATCACGCCGCCCATGTCGATGCAGTCTGTCGGTGTAACTCTTCTTGCAGAGTTCTCCGATGTAGCGCCGATCGTCGAAAGCCTGAATCCTTCTCCGAATGGATAGGATCCACCACGTCTCGGCAGCAGCCGCTTAAACTGACGACAGATCTCAAACACCTCTTCCTGCACGTTTCCGTCCGTCGAGTCGATCGACCGCCACGATGGTGACAGTTTCATTCCATTCGACTTCGCGAACGTCTGCATCGCGATCATGTTTCTGAAGTCATCGAGACTTCGACAAACGCCATAGTCGACGACGTGCCCCCGCTGATGCCCGCCCCATGCACACGTCATCCAAGGAAATGTAAGATTTCCTCCAGCCGTCTGGACGTCAAAAGACTGTGTAAGAAAAACTCCCCAATCTGGAACGGTCGCGCGCGGTTCGTGGCTCGCAAGTCGCTTGCCGATCTCATGCGGCTCGATGCGTTGCTCTTTGACTTCCCACGCCTGAGCGAGAGTCGCGGTGAAGAACTCCTTGATCGATTCGATCTTACCCTTTGCGTCGAACCACTCAGCAACCAACTGACCCCAGCCGTCGATGGCCAGGGAGTACAACGCGGACAACGAATCAAAAGCCACATAGCGTGAAGGCTGATTGGGCTTACCTGCAATTGTTCCGTCATCAGCGACATGGCAGCCTTCAGGAACCCACACACCAGCCCTCATCATCTGTGCTCGGTGTTGGTTCTCGATTCGGCAGCCGTTCACGCATCGATAGTGAGCCGTTTCCCGCGCGTGCTTTGCTGCATTTTCTCTTCCATCAGGAGCTTGCTCCCACTTCACGCCCGGAGAATCCGGCTTGTTGTCGCCCCACTCCAACCGCTGATACTTGCCGCAATGAGGGCAAGGCACGTAACGAAAACGCCGCTGTGTGGAATCCTTCTCACACAAATGAGAGATGGCACAAGAGCCCTTGTCTTCTGGCTTACCTTCAAACACGAGCAGTGAGTGAAACGGGAACAAGCGCGCTCGATGCCGGAAGCGACCGATCGCCGCAACGCTCCACAATCCAACCTCGTTGCCGAGCCCATAGCACGCCGGGAAGCTGGCCAGCTTGCTCTTTGACTTCTGAAACGCCCTTCGAATGCGTGCCTTGCCGATGACCACGCCACGCTTGACGGACCTCTTCCAGGTCGGCGGCAACCGGTCACGAGTCTTCTCGCACGCTTCCAGCATCGGCCAGACTTCGGAGTCAATCAGGTCGTTGACTCGTTCTTCGTCGACCGAGCAGATCATCCCCGGCCTGCCAGTCTCTGAGACGAGCCCGAGGACGATCGACAACGCGGTCAACGTCTTACCGTTTCGAGTCGACCATCGCAGGTAGATCTCACGAACGTCGGGATCGTCTGCGGCCTGTAACACTCCTTCCACATGCGGGAAGAGGTTCATGTCGAACGCGCCGGGAGTCTCTAACTCCGCCGGAATTCGAATGTTCTCAGGCACCCATTTCAGCGTCTGCGGGCGCTCAGCAAACCGGAACGCGCTCGCCACTGAGGACCAGAGTTTGCGCCGCCGCTTCGTCGCGGTGCCTGCCATAGATCAGACCTCTGACTATCTCTGTCGGAGTTACTCCAAGCGATTCCGCCTCACGGTGGAGCTGCTGAAACTCCCGCGCATCAATCGCGACATTGATCTGACGCAGTATCACACCACGGGAGCCAACGCGGCTTCCCAACTGGACTGGCCTTTGACTTCTGCGCATGGTTAGCTCTCGGAGTCGTCGACATCGGAAAACGCTGCCTCCTTCCTTTGTAGCAATTCTTCCATCTGAAGCAACGCCGCTCTCACTATCCGGGTTGTTTCGCCGTAGATCTTGCCTTGCTGATCAGGAGTCGAACCCTGCTTCGCCAACTGGTCGGGCAACGCCTGAATGCCGTCACGTGTAATAGTCACGACATCAATCAGGAACTGCTCATACTCCGCCCGAGCCAGGATGTTTCGCTCTCGGACCTTGCGAGCATGAGCCAACGCCTCGTTGCGCTCCTGAAGCGTCCGGAGCTTCTCCTGTGCAATCTGAAGCTCAACCTCTTTGATGTCGGCGTTCTTCTCGCCGATGCGTCGATTGTCGTTGGGCTGAACAACAGCCTCATGCCACGCCTCAACGTCATCCAGATTGATCCAGCCATTGTCCTCGTAGGGCATGCCCTTACGCTTCCACTGATTGATCGTTCGCTCACTGACACCGAGAATCTGGGCTGCCTCGGCAATTGTCTTGACGATCCTTTCCTTGGAAACTTTCCGAGTTGTGGCTTTTTTGGCTTGCATTTACGAGGAATACCGTTCTGCGATGGTGCTTATCTACAAAAATTTAGCGATTTCCTACTCGCGCGCTTTCTCCGCCTTTCCAGGAGGACCCCTAAACCGCAGGTGCTATAAATTAGCCTGTTTTTCATCGCCGTTTTCTCGCATTTGATTGAAAATTATAGCGTTTTTGTGCTGTTTTTAGGCCCGTTTTCACTGCATTTACTACGCGTTTTCATACCGCTTTCAACCATCAGATAAGCATCCTTGTCAGGCTCGCAGGATCGAGCGTAATGACACCATTTGCGGTTCGTTTTCCACGCGTAATAGATCGCAGCCACATCCCGAATCCATTCGCTTTTGACAACTAGCCGAACTATCCACGACGCAGCCACCTCGTACCGCAACGCGTCCTCGATCGTCATTGGTTCGCCCTCCACCCATTGATGACGTTATCAACACCGAGCCACGTGTAGCTGTCGAAATTCATCACGACGCCATCGCTGCGCGTCCACGTGATCCACGGATAGGACTGCGCCGCTGGAGTCTCGCCTCGCACGACGACGAACTCGAACGGCAAGTCCTTTCGCAAAGCAAACGCCGCTTCAACCGGCTTGCAATACTGACACCAGTCCGGCGCGTAGAGCCTGACAATTGGTTTCTCCGCCCTGCGCCGCGACGAACTTGGGTCAGCATCCTGCCGTAGTTCTGTTGCGTCCACCGACGTGGGCATGCCGGTTTCAATCCCTTGCGCAGGGTTGGTGAGAGAAGCACAATCGGCACCGCAAACACAGCGGTTTAGACGGACGCTGTCTGACGTAATGCCGATTGTGCTGTTTCCGTCGAGTTTTATCCGGCCTTCGCCGTCAACTCGTATCACAAGTTCAATCCGTTGTGCGTCCTTTGTTGGAGTAACAACTACAGGCGGCTTCGGTAAAGCCTTTCCGCTCGGGATAATTGCCTCGCAGCCGGTAAAGCAAATTAGAGCAAGCAAGGGTAAAGCGTTTCGCATTTTCATAGTTATCACCAATAGTCCCAATGGTCGCTGGTTCGAAACAGCGGTATCTCGCGCCCGCTACGCATCGCTTGCTGCGCCTTTCTGC